TCGTTGCCATCCGCTTGGAAAGACCTGCGTCACGCAGGCTGGATTCCAGCAGTCGTTTCATTTCTACAGGGTTGTCGATGTCTGTGATGGATTTCACGCACTCGACAGTGGCTTCCAATTGCATTGGAAATGTGACCAGTGAGACCTCCCAAAGGTCCATCTTTTCCAGCAGTCTATCCTTGCCGGATTTACCAACTTTTCGGCTGCGGTATCCAATCGACATGCCGTCAATAGCTCCGCTTTTCAGTAACGAATAAGCTTCACGCCCTTTTTGCACATCCAAATCTATATGACCCTCGACATATAGGCCCGTTGAATCCTCCACGGACTTTGACCAGTGCCCTATTGGCTCATCGACGCGGTGTTGCCACAACATCTTAGGCTTGCGCCTACTGAGAGAGTCCCCGAAAGCACCCCTTACAACAATATCACCACCCTGATCCTTTGTGCCAAAGCGGCTAGCGTAACCAGAAATGGCCCCGTCCTGCTTAACCTCGGTCTCAAGTGGCGCAAATTTGTATTCCATTTTCATAGGATTTCTCCGTAATTTAGCAACACGTCCAGTGCCGCTGTTACTCATTTGGCGCCTTGATCGTCCCGGCACCCACCTCAGGCGCATTAGGGGCGACCAAACCATTGCCATCTGGATGCTCTTCAAGCCCCCATTCGGACCGAACCTCGTTTTGCGTCATCCACGGTGCGTTACCACCAGACCCCAGCGCCCGCGCATGGATTTCAGCCCGCGAGTTCGGGGTGGACCTCACAAGTGTTGTTTCGTCGAAATTGGCCTCAAAGCCTGTATCTTTCAGCAAAGATCGGTCTAATGCAGCCTCCCATCGCTGTATCCACGGCCCCATCGTGTGCACTTGGTGGAATAGCAACGTGTCAGCAATTGCAGATTGCGCACCGGTCCCTCCGGTTTTCATCAGGAAATACGGATGAACGCCGTAAACTCGCGCGACCTCTTCGATCTGCTGGTTGAAGGTCTCGTTTAACTGCTGATCGGACGCAGTTTGCATCATTTGGGTAAACTTGGCATCAAAATCCACAACCGCAATACCAGACTGGCCAAACTGCTTTGACCACGCTTCTTTCAGCTTGACGATACGTCCGTCAGACGTGCCCTCGACAGTCGTTAGGATGCCATAAGGCGCTTTACTGTCCGAAAGTCGTGCTTGCCTGTCCTGAATGCGCGATGAGAGTCCAAGCACGTTTGCGCAGGTCTGGGATGTATTGATGCCCTGCATAATATCCCAGCGCGGCGTTGAAACCTCAATAATTTGATCACGGGTAAAGTCACCAAGATATTCGTTATTCTCAATCGTAACCGGCAAAACATACTTGCCGTCCTTGTAGGTCCAGCCAGATTGCGTCCATGATGGATGTAAAGGCCAAATCTCTGTTGTCTTGCCCGTGGCCACGCTTTTGCGAATAAACGCTCGGCCGGTGCCAGTAAACACCGCATGAAGCGTCACCATTTCCAGCAATTCAACGCCGGTCATTAACTCGTTTGGCTCCTTGTTCAGCAATCGGAACATCTCGCCCTTTTCATTCTCGCCATTAATCTTGATAGGCATTTGCCCAATTCCCGACGAAATCACAAAGCCAGCACGTAAAGCCGCCGAAACTCGGAGAAACTCTTGGTGCGAATATGACCCAAGGCCGGAAAAGAATATCCGCTCCTCTTTGTCGGCAGGGTTGTGTTTCGCTGAAAGCAACCCCATTGCCTTTTGTATAATATTCATAGCACCACCAATTCCGCATCGGCTGCATCCAGATAGGATGTAGAGCCGGCTTCCATTTCACCCGTCGCAGAGCCAACGGCCATTGCAATTGTTACCATTCCGTCGATTCGACCACGTGAGCGCCGCTTATCAAACATCTTGTTCTTTTGGGCATCTGCCACAATCACCGTATTGGACGCACAAATCGTGGTCATTCGGCTCCGCTCTATGACCACAGATCCCTTTAAAATGTGGTCTTCCAGATGTCGGATTGAAACCGGCATGCAAAGCATTTTATCCTCAAACACCACCCGCATACCCTGCGCATGTCGAACAATCTTAAGCCCAACACCTTCTGGTTCGTCCTCGCCCTCGTAAAGCCAGACCTGAAATGAAAGGTCGGCGCAGGCCCGAATGAAATCCTCAATATAAGCACTGTCCACAACCAGCTGCACAACCTGATGCGATATGCACAAATCTTGCACCTGCTTTGCAATAAATGAGTAATCGATCACCCGACCATCACAGATGCTCAACTCACCTGCCGACGCAATTTCACGATAGGGTATTTGGTCAGCCGTTGATCTTTCCTCGATCTCATATGATCGGGTCCAATACCAAGTTTTGACCGCTAACTGCTCGCCCTCCCAACACCCAGACAGTGCGGAAAGGTCATTCTTTTGCGATAAGTCAAGCGACAAGTGTAGCGGCCTGCCAAACATTTCGCCCAGCTTAACATCTCCCTGTGTGCTTTCCCAAGAATCCTCTGAAATCCAGAACCCAGCAGAGCCAACCGGAATGCCGAAGTATAAACGTTTCGTTGTTAGCGCCGTTGAAAGCATCAGGCGGGAAGTCTCGACCTCTTTGCGCACGTTCTCGACCGGATAGGTGATACCCAGCGCCGGCAGTGATTTAACCCAACAGCTTTCGTCGTTAAACGGGTCATCGCCCTTGTCTGTCCTTGCAATGTAGCCAAACGCGCCATCGTCGCTGTTTTCGCCCCGCAAAATACGCTGAAAAAACTCGCTGTATTCCGTGCCCGTCGTCTGGTCTATCGACGGCGTGTTTGTGCCCAACACCATCATCGGATCGCCGGACATTTTCGCAATAGCGGCTCGCCAAATCGAAATCGCCTTATTCGTTTTCATTTCATGAATCTCATCTCCAAGAACCAGAGATGGTTTCGGACCGGAGATTGTGTCACTGTTCGCCACCGGTTCAAACTTTGAGTAGCTGGTCGGATGCTCGATCTTCCATGCGTTATCCCCAAAGCCTCGGATCTTCACCCTGCCGGACGTTTCTAGCGTTTCCTCACCCTTTTCAGGTATTGCGGCCCTACACATGGCCACAGCATCCCGAAACATTACATTTGCGGTTTTTCGGTCCTCACCTATACAATAAACCTCAACCCGCTTTTTGCCCTGTCCAACAGTCTCATAAAGCCCTAACGCGGCCATTAAGGGGGACTTGGCCTGCCCTTTTCCAGTTTCCAGCCAAACGAACCGGAAGCGCCGCATTCCGTTAACATCGCGCCATCCGTAAATCGACCCAACGACAAACACATGCCACGGCAACAGGTTGAACGGCTCGCCCTCTCTCTCGCCCTCAGTAATACTTAGAACTGCGGGGAAAAAACCGATTGCACGGTTTGCCTTTTCAACATCCCAACTCAACCCACGGTCAGGCCCATTCTTAAGGTCCGACATGTGCCGCTTTGCCGCCAGCGCAACAAATTCACCTGCTACAATCTTTCCAGAAATAACATCTCTGGCGTATTGTGTAGTTGGGTCAGTGCTCAAGGTATTCGTCCGCAGCCGTTTTTTTGTTAGACGGATGGCGGCCCGCCGACTGCCCCTCGGTAGTTTGAGGCGCGATCAGCAATGAGGCTTCAAATTTCATAATCTGCTCATTCAACTTGCCGACCGCAGCCCACTTCATGTTAACATATTCCCCGCCATTCCCTGATTTGAGCGTTGGCCCTTCGATCATGGCGACTGGATAAAGAAACGAATATTCCGTCTGTGCCCGCGCATAACGGTCAAGCGTTATCAAGCGGGCATCCGTAACCAAATTATTATCTGTCATATGTGCTAGCCCAACGCGCCAAACATCAGACGCATATTCGGCCATTTCCTTGGAGTTTTCTCGTGCTGCGAATATCGTGATATAAGGTGGCTTGCGTGACATTGGTAATACACCCCTCTTAATTTTGGTTTTAATGTTAACGCTTGGGGGCATCAGGTCACTGGGACGCCCCCCCCCCGCGTTTTTTTATTGGGGGGGCTTATCTCATCGCCCTACCAACCATCGTCCCGCTGTAGTCGGTTACCAGACTCTATCCGCCTTATCGGCCCATCATGACATTGCTTGCAGACACACATCACGTTGCTTCGCTTGTAGAATAGGACTTCGTTGCCTTCGTGTGGTGTCTTGTGGTGGCCTATGGCCGCGTTAGGGCTGTGCCTGTCTCCTGTGCATAGCCTGCCGCACCCTGCCCACTGACAACGGGCACCAGCCTCGGCAATGACCAGTAAGCGTAAGTCTGCCCATCGGGGTGTGGTGTATAGGTGGTGGTAATTACGTGCGGACGATTGCAACGTCATGCCTAACTCTTATCATACATCTCATGCACGGCCACAACAACAGCAGCGGCGGCCACTGCATTGCTAATAGCCACGAATGGGTGAACCCCTTGGGCTACT